CCCCGACCTTATCTTTGATGACCGTAGACAAGGTTGTAAAGTCAAAGGTTGTGCCTACAACTTTAATGGCAACTGCTCGTGGCTTATCCTGCTTGTAGTTTTGTGTATCAGGTACACGCAGTACTCGAGCGGCATCGCCCGTAACCATAGCGTCAATGTTTAAGCCTTCTTTTTTACACAAGCGCTTAAGATTTTCAGCTACTGGTTTCCATGTAGCAATACCAACTTCTTCTGTGAACGGCCAGTATACGTGCAGTCCGCCGCCACTAGATACGATGTATGGCTTACCTAGGTCGTATAGCGATGTTGCGGACAAAAAGCTATCCAATGCCGCTCCAGCCGCCTGCTTAGTAGGATAATCCTTTCCTTCCCCACAATCAATATCTAGGAACAAAGATTTTATTTTTACTGCATTCGTGGCTAAACGCTTGCCACTTGTGTTGAATGATGCTAGTGCATAGAACGCGTTAAGACCTTCGCCACTAAAGTGTGTAGCGTTGCTATACAGCTCATCAATCGTATCAACAAATACGTGTTCTTTTTTTGCTGTGCTAAGTTCGCAGGCGCAGTATTTACCCGAAGACGGAAGCACAGTCGCTAGGAATTCCTGCGACTTCATAAAATGCTCCTTGGGTTAACCGTTAATGCGTCTGTCGAATCTAATTAGCAACTCTTTTTGAAAGCTTAGTGGCATTTCAGTACCAATGTAGCGTTCAGCAAATTTGATTAACTCCTTGTCAGTAAGGGAGGGTGCGTGAATAGGTGTTTCGTTTATTTTGTCTTGCATTTTTTCATTGCCTCTTCAACGGTATTGCTTGTTTGTAATATGCGTAACAGATTCGTTACGCTTGTTCTGTATGATGGAGTAACTTCGGTTCCTGAGAACCAGTTATAAACCGTCTGTCTTGTTGCGCCCGTGTACTGAGAAATCTGTATCACAGGAAAATTCAATTTAATAGCCCATCGCCCTAGCTGATTGCCTAGGGTTTTTTCCGCCTTAGCGGTGGACTGTCGGATAGTTTCTGAGTAAGCCATATTGTTCTTTTTAAAAAAGGTGGGGAGACAGTCTTTTTAGTCTGAAATCTCTGCGAGCCATAGAGCTGAATAGTGTCAGCCTCCCCTAAACCACCCTCACGCGGAACAGGTCGTGAAACAGTTACCTGAACCGTCACAGCAAATTGTGCAGATCCTTCCTGTTTCACTCGAAGTTGTAGTAAGGCATCCAGCATAAACAATGGATGCCGCCAAGAATAGCCCTAGGGCTAATGAGAGCTTACTCATCATCTGTATCCCACTCGTCAACTACTGACGCTAGGTCACCAGCTTTTTTCTTTGGGACTGCCGTAGCTTTAACTGCAGGCTTACGCTTCTCAGGCTCATCAAATGATTCGGCTTCTTCTTTAGGAGCGGCTAGTGCTGGAGCTGGTGCTGTTTTCTTAGTACCGCCTTTACCAAAGCTCATTATTACCGCAGACTTAGCTTCAGTTGATTCGCTCTTTTCCTTAACGACATCGAACTCGTCTTGCTCTAACCAGCGCATTGGTTGGAAGAATAACTTAGGCACCGCAGCTTTAGTATCAAAACGCAAGCGGGTAACAACAGTATCAGGGTTAACGCTTTGCGCCGCTAAGTAACGAGCATACGCTTGCAATGGGCGCTTGTCGCCTTCTTCTTTACCGAAGATTGATGTTGCAGATAGGGTCAACTGCATAATGTCGCCACCAACATCGTTAGCCAATACAACTGCAAGACGCTGACTATAACGACATGCGCGGGAACTACCTTGACCTGAACCCGCCGCATTTTGTGGGCACGATGCACAGTTGTTAGCTTGAGGTTCTTCTGCGTACGCATCAGGCTTTTCGCCATCAGCAGACCAGCAAGTTGGGCCCTTAGTAGAACCTTCTTCGTATGTGCCTGCATAGAATGTACGGCTGATCTTCGGTGCGGCTTGAACAATAACTACATCAAGATGGCGATCATCAATAGATGCAACTTCTTCGCTACCAGCTAGCAGACGGAACACACCGCCTTTAATTGATATACGCTTGCTAAAGTTATTACCACCACCGCCTGCAAGACTGCGGGCGAGATCAGATAATTCTACTGTCTTAGCAAATGCTGGTAGTTTTGAGGGGTTAAATGCTGTGAGTTCTTTACTCATTTGTTACTGCTCCTGTGCTATTTGGATTGGCAACTGCCGCACCTGTTTGTAAAAATTCTAAGAATACTTCTGCTGTTTCTGTGACCTCGTACGCAGTACCTTCGTACATACTTTTTGCAGCGGTGTCTAATGCCATTCTGCGTAGGTCAAGTTCAATCATGATGTTGCGAGCCGCTTGTTGTACTGCTTGCTCTTCGGGTGTTTGTAATACGGACATTTAATTCTCCTTAGTTGATAGTTGGATTTTGTTGTGAGGCAAGATGTGCAACTTGAATATCAAGCCCTGTTATTAAAGCCGATCTAAAATCAGCGCGTTGGTCTGCATCTAAGTCGTCTTCTATTTCTGCAATGAGTGCTATAAGAACATTAAGACCCTGCTCTAAATTGAGTTCTTTAGCCGCAAAAATAAGTCTAACTGTTTCGATGATTGCATTTAAATCTTGTGGCATTGCTCTAGTAGTCGCCTTCATCGTGGCGGTATCTTTACTAAACTCCATTTACTACTCCTTATTTAGTTGGTTTACGGACTGACACAGAAACTTCGGACATGGAGTTTAACCCAGCTGGAACTGCACCTGGATTTTCTTCCAAGAACATCGCCATATTCTTTTGCGAGATGCGTCTTTCAAATAAATCTAGTGCATCGTGCTCCATAGCAAACGTCTTGAATGAATCCCAGTCGTCTGTGTAATAGCGTGTTTTCTGAGACAGGATGATTGTGCCCTCATCCGTCTTTACAGATTGAAGACCAAGCGCCACCATCTGATCCTTCATGGCATTCTTGATTTCCTCCTGTTGCGATTTAAGTTCTTCAAGCTGTGCTTCATACTGCGTTGTCAGCTCGTTGACCTTTGTGTATATCTTGCGGTATACCTTTGCTAGTTTGTCTAGCGGAATTGCTTCGTCTGTCATACTTCCTCCTTGTCAATAATTATACATCAATGCAGACAGTTATACAACCCAAATACGGGTTTTTAAATTTGACCTATTTCCTCCTTATACAGATTGAGCAGAATGTCGTGTCCTTCAACACGCTTCTCTAACTGAGCAAACATCCGCTTTTCTATATCGCTACCCTGTAAGTGTATCACAGTTACGTTCTTACCTGTCTGACCAATTCGGTCGGCACGGGCAATACATTGTAGGTAGGTCTCAACAGACATAACGGGACCATAAAATATCACGGTATCAGCGGCGGTTAATGTAACGCCATGCGACGCTGACTGTGGCTGTATAACTAAAATACGGGGCTGTGCCTCAGTCTGAAACCGCTTGAATATATCAGTGCGTTTGTTCACCGATACATCACCATGAATAACTTCTGATTCAATGCCATGCTTTAATAGGTGCTGGTGTATAGATTCTATACTATGTCGGAAGGGCGCGAAGACAATCACCTTTCTGTTGGTTTCTTCCAACACTTCTAGCATGACATTTAGACGCGGTGCACAATCAAACTCCACGATCTCATGGGCATCGGTATATGCCGCACCTGCTGAAATTTGTAGCAACTTTGATACCCCAGCCGCCGCATTAACCGCAGTAATAGTCTCGCCTGAAGCCTGCATAACCATGCGTTCCTTGAGAAGCTTATAGTACTTGACCTGCTGAGGGGTCAGCGGTATCTCACGGGTTTCAGTAAGTACTGGTGGTAGGTCGGTACATTCTTCCTTGGTAAATCGTATAGCTGGTTGCAGTGCAGCAAATACAGCCTCAGCCGCTCCGCTCTTAGGCACCCATTTGAATTGGGTTAGCTTCTTCATTACCTTGTCCCGCCACGCAGTAGCAAACTTAGGCACACCCGATGGGTTAACTAGCTTAGCTAAACCATAGGCATCCATAGGCGACTGAGCCGATGGAGTACCAGTCATCATCCACAATAAAGAATCGGGGCGAATGATTTTGCTTAATGACTTCCACCGTTTAGTGGATGCATTTTTATATGCGTTAGCTTCATCTACTATTACTAAATCAAACCGACCATCTTTTGCAACTTCATCAGCAATTAAATTAAGTCCATCGTAGTTAACAATAACAAACTCGTAATCACCTTGAACCATTTCAATACGCCGACTAGCCTGAGCATGGTGCGCCACAACTGCAGACCTGTGGATGATGCTGTTAGATATTCCGTTCATCCAAGCGTCATGCATAATCGACAACGGACAAAGAATTAAACAACGCTTAACTCTCTTTAATCGCATCAAGTAGTCTGCTGCCCACAAAGCGCTTAGTGTTTTACCAGTGCCTGGGTCGTTAAATACAAATGCTCTTGGGTTAAGAGTTAAGAATGATGCCGTTTCAATTTGGTGGGCAAAAGGTTTATGTCGACCGGGCCAAGGATACCTAGCTGTGATGGGAGACACTACATCTTTAATCCCTAAGTTACGCAACACTCTTACTTCTTCTAATCCCCAAAACACTGCCATTTCGTAGACGCCGTTGTTCTCTGCTACTACCTTACTGCGGGGTATAATGCTGTACTTATCGGGGTCACGCGTCCTAAACAACAGGGCTTTGTTTTCGATTATCTGCATCTTCGTTTCTTTCTTTTTGTTCTATGTAATCTTTTAAAGTCTTTGGTTGCTTCTTACCGAATATAGCTTCAAAGTTCTTATCAAAAGTTTCCATCGGTACACCTAATGGGCGAGGTGTATCGCCTTTACCGCCATCTCTCATTTCATATACTCCTTTGGTGGGCGATCATCGCCTTCGGGATAAGTTGTTGCATATAAAGTTAGCATGCGAATATTACACATCACATGCGCTAAGTGTGGTTGACCTGACTCAGGATCTATATCTTCACCCGATTGCCAAGCAGCTAAGTGGCGCATTGCACATGCGTATGGTACAGACCAAGGCATACCTTTCATCCAGTTATGGGCTTTGTATTTCTTAGCACCATACGACCAAACCTTAGCTTCATCCTCAAGAGTAACTAAAGGAATCAAACTAAAGTCTGCTTTGCCGTTGTTGTAACGGGCACCAGTGCCCTTAGCATCACTGTTAATATCTCCGACACCTACATTAAATGTGTCGTCGCTGTAGTACTGAATACATTTTTCTTCGTTTGGCATCATTCCTCCTTATTTGATTGAGCCATCTGACTTTCTTGGATAACTTCGATTGGCACTAGCACTCTTTACTCTGAGGTTGCTTCGCACCGTCTTACCACCTTTACTTAACGGCTTGGTGTGATCTACATCCTTGCCGTCACCTTTATGAACTATACCTTCCCGCTCAAGCATACGTCTTGCTTTGTTGCGTTGGGCGCGTTTCTTTTTAACTTTCTCTGTGCCATCGTAACTTGCATACTCGGCTTTGTAATCTCTTTTGTAAACCATAATAATCCTTAGTGCTTAGGGTGAAATTCACATGTTTTAACTTGGCACCATCCGCACAACGGGGTGCTTGTTGGGTTCCAAACGTCATTAGCGTAGCTAGATACAAGCTTCGATACCCGTTCTCTATACCGCCACCAATGAAATTCTACCTCGTCTAGGGTCATCTTGTGCTTAACTGCGCTACCCTTAACCACAAAAAGAAGAGCCGAATTAACTTGGCGAACATGGGGGAAGTGAGCAAACACCATCAAAGACATGAGGATTAGCTGGTCTCTATCAGGATACTTGTCGTTGCCTGTCTTATAGTCAATGACCCAAGCTTTTAAACCATCGTCATCAATAATAAGTAAGTCGGCAATGCCACGCACCCACACATCAGAGTCCATGAAACCGCATGGGGAGAGGTCTTCCCTCAACCCCATCTCATACTCAGCCAGCTTGCGTCCTTCTTTCTTAAGTAAGCTATCCAGTATAGGTTGCATAAAGTCATACTCAGGGGGCAATGGCTTGCCTTCCTTTACATATAACTCAGCCGCCTCATGCACTTGTTTACCGTAGCGTGTATGAACTGTATCGGTGAAGGGATAGTTTTTAAGTACCTTAACTTCATGAAACCGTCTTGCACAACCTTCGTAATCTTTGAGCGCTGAATGGCTCCACTTAATTTTATCCATTAGAATTTTGCTGTTCGTATAGCTTGTTCGAGGCGATCTGCAAACCCACTAACAAACTTCTCGTTGTGGTTAAGCTTGGTCTCGCCCATGTCGTGCAAGATAGCATGGGTAATCTCATGCCACAAAGTATTATGCTGACGAGTTGCCGCTTGCTTGGCTATGGATATCATGTGGGTGCTATAGTTATAAGCACCACGACACTCATCCTTACCAACAAACACAGCATCGAACAGCTCGACCTTGATCTTAGTCTTGCCAATAGTTACTGCCTTTGGTAATGCATATTTCTTTTTCACTTCGCTTCTCCATATCGTTTGGCACAGCCGGTCTCAGCGTCAAGAGGGATTCCTGACATATATTTAGGATCTGCAACCATCTGCGCATGCACCCAAATCTCTGCTTCTTCGGCTTCTGATTCGGGAACAAGTACTACAACTTCATCATGCACTGTTAGAACGCAGGGGTACTTTTTCTGTATCCGTAGCATTCCGTCAGTCATGACACATCGTGCGACTGCTTGCACAATATTCTCTACAATTTTACCACCATACAAGCGCTTAGGCTTGTTCTTATCATCGCCACCATACTGCCATTGGATTCTACCCTTAGCATCGGGTATACCCTCAAGGTTTGGGTAGCGTAGGGATAAGCCACTAGGTAGTTCGATTGCTTCTTTCTTAAACTTAACACACTTGTATTCGTGCTCCTTTCCTTTAGACAGGCAGGTAAGAATGGCGTCATTACATAGTTGCCAAAAAGCAACAACAGGCTGGGATGTATTGCGGTAAATATCAATGATTCGTTTTGCTGCAACGCAATGTATTAACAACTCATCACCTGAGCATGTATGCGGTATCTCCAGCATCTTATTCAAGTTAGCTTCCCAACCCATAAAGTCTTGCACATCCTGACCAGTAACGCCAAGTTGTTTAGCAAATGCTTTATCGTAAAGAGTAGGGGGCGCTCCAAGGAAGCCAGTTAATAACTGTGCCGCAAAGCTAGCCCAACCCATGCCATAGCCACAACCTAAGAGAGCCGCCTTAGCTGACTGGCGGAGATCAGGGTGGTTTTCCTTGTTAAGGTTCGGAATGCCGAACATCTGCGCACCGAACGCCGCATACGCATCTTGACCCGAGGCGAAGATAGCAAGGAGGGCATCATAGTCCGCGAGATACGCGAGAACGCGAGGTTCGATCTGGGATAGATCGCAGACCACAAGGGTATAACCTTTCGGAGCGTGAATAGCTTTGCGTAAGAAAGACCCCCGCTTGAGGTTCTGAAGATTAAGCCCCGAACCCTTTGACGCCGACCAACGACCGGTGTGGGCGCCGTAGTAATTGAGCGGGACAGGTAGCGTACCTCGTTCTGAAATATCCACGAACCTCTGCGCTCTCGTCCTTTCAAGTGTCGACTTAACTTTAAGCCTCGCTTCACATATAAGCGATATGTCCTCGTTGTCTGAATTAAGCAACGCTTGGAAGAGGGCGTCTGTCTTAGCGAACGCGTAAGCTTCTTTACCAGTAGTTTTGCTAATTTTTCTTGGGGGGGATACCCCCAATGTTGTAAGGACTTCAGCAAACTGATCGTTACTAGCCAACGCCGTTTCATCAATGTTAACTTTTTCAAGGATCGCCTCGCGCTTGGCACGCTCATCAGCAATGGCTTCATCTAACATCTCCTTATCTAATTCAAGGACAGGGTTCACAAACATTTTTAGTGTGAGGTCGATAAGCCGCAACTCGCCCTTAGGAAACCCGCCCTCTAGTTCATCGTTTAAATTATCAAACACAGCTTCGCACAGATACACATCGTGTAAACAATACTGGGCCAGTTCTTCTTCTATGTTTAGTGGTAGTTCTTCCAAGCCGTCGGTGGAGTAGACTGCTTGTCCTTTTGGTGGGAGCTCGTAGTATTCTGCAAGTTTGGCAAGACTGTTGCCCACTTCCACACCCCTAAGAGCCCTAGCCATAGAAAGAGAATCGAAAATAAAAGCAGGATTTGCCCCATACACCCACGATAGAATCGCCACATCAAACTGGGCATTATGCGCAAGCACCGCCGTCCGACTCCAATCAATTGATTCAACCCACTCAGGAATGTTTTCGTGAGTGACCCAATGCATCTGATCAGTTCCGTATTCCTTCCACCCAATGCCAAACGCTTTAAATCTTTCATCGCGTATGTATTCCTCCGTTGTCATTTTGGACAGGGTGTAGTTAGCCCTGTCCCATCTCGTTTCAAAATCCACGACCAGCATGCGGTCGAATGGTTTAGTTGCCATGATTTCCTTTAGTTGAATAAAAACAATCCGAATATGACCAAGATAACTGCACCAACATAAATAGCCCACAACATCCGCTCTCGCTTGATGGCTGGTATGTCCCCTATAAACGCTGTCTGCAACAACTCCATATCACTATCAATGGCAGGACGCAAGTCAGGGTGGTAGTTACTACCGATTTTTACTTTGCCAGTATCGTATGGGGTTCTCACATGCGTCTCCCAGTTACAAGGCTAGGTGTGCTTCGGTATGTTTCCAAGTCGCGTTCGCGTGGGTGAGCTGCTGGTTTATAAGTATTTACTGGTGCTGGTTTTCTTGGTTGTGCCCATTTGATTGGGTCTGATTTATCTACTTCGTATACCTTCTTTGGTGTGCTACTCATACATCCTCCTTTATTTATTCTTTGGGTCGTGACCCGCTTCGTATTACATCTGACACTAACTGCTCTACGCTAAGGTCAGAGTAGTTATTTATGCCTCTGTTGCGTAGTTCTTTTCTTATTTTTAGTAAGGCTTTTCTTTCGATCTGCCTTACTCGTTCGCGTGTCATACCTAGTGCATCCGCTATTTCTTCTAGCGTCATGCCTGTTTCCATGTAAGTCTCCTTAGTTTAAGGTTCGATTAGCCATATGCTGATCAACATAATAGCCAGTTGTCTTTGCCGCATCATGCAGTAGATCGGGAACCTCCCACTCCTCGATGTTGATACCATAAATGCGAACGACTTGGCTCTCGTAGTCATAGCCTACAACTATGGCACAGCAGTTAGCGTTTTCATCCATACAGTCGTTGATGATTTCTTTTACTGCTTCGTATGCTTCATTCTGATCCATAAGTGTCCTTTACATGCTGTAGCCAGCCTTTTACTATGTGTATGCCATCTTCATTCACCCATACAGCAGTGCCTCCAGCTTGTCTTATCTGTGCCATTTGTGCTTCTTGTAGCGGAGTCGGTTTGTTATTACCCGCTTTACACTCGATAGCAAGAAAGAAACCAAGGTAACAGCACACAATATCAGGTATACCACTACGCCCAAAGCCTCCAGTAACAGGGTAGAAATAATACGCCCCATAACTTTTAAGAACATTGACTACCTTCTTTTTTACTTTGGCTTCGGGGGTCATTGCAGTTCCGCATTGCGTTTCCTTACCTCGTCAATGCGTTGTAGGCAAATGACAATATGGTTGAGTTGTTGATTAAGAATTTCTTGCTCGTTGTATTGATAGGCTTTTAACGCAACAATAACCTCAGCCTCGAGATTACATAGTGCGGCATTCTCCTTCATTATTTTGAGCACCTCAAGTTCACTTAACTGCATCTTGTAATTCCTTTATCATCTTTTTACCTTTCTCGGTGAGTGTGTATTCTTTTAAGCGTTTGTCTTCTGCGTCTACTGATTTAGTAATGAGCTTCTTATCCATGAGTATATGGACATACTTATAAGCCGATACATTAGACATGGCTTTGTGTTTAACCGCCACGGCACCGATTCGGCTATAAGTAGTAGGGGCGGTGCTAGCAATCAAGCCTAGCACATAGTCTTCGCCCCATGATAACCCAAGTTTAGAACGCACATATTGGGAATCAAAAATGCTCATTTACTTCCCTTGCTTACCAAACACAATATCAAGCAACTGATATACATGGCGAGCATCGTAGATGTTGAGGCTATTAACAAACTCCTCAGCATTAAACTTAGACTTGCCAGTATGAGGACGGGGCGCGTCTTGTGGGGCTGGGGTATTTGTTTCTGCTACACCCTTAGCTTTCTTACCCACAATCTTGATTAGCTTTTTCTTCTTGCTATACAAGCCTTTGACTTGCGTCTCGTATATGTTAGACACTGCCCAATACACAAAGATCACTCGTCGACCATAGCCCTTGAACTCAGGGTTGTCGATTGCTACACGCCCAATTAACTGGCGGTCGTATAGGGTCTTGAGTGTAGATGCAATAGACGCGTCTTCTTTGCTGGTGATGTTAAACGCTTTACGAATGTGCGGCATACTACATTTAGGGTTGGCTTTAATAAAGTCATAGACTCGTTCGCTAAACGACTTGTCTGATTCTCTCGGTGCCTTTGGGTTTTCCTCAGGCAAAGTCCAACTACTAATGATTTTCTTTACTTCAGTTTGCATATCTGGCATATAAACTCCTTGTTTGTTGATTGCCAATTAAATTTTACTACAGTTTTTTAATTAAGTCTTTTGTTGTATTTATGCTACTTCTCTTTCATACTGCTTTATGACTCCTAACAGCTTACTTACAGTCTCCTCCCCGTCTATGGCTAGGTTAATCAACGATAGCAACTCGCTATCGAACTTGGTTTTTACTTCCATGTAGTCAAACCCACAATGGGCTAGTTCTACCATTTCATTATGAAGCTTGCGGACGCTAGACCCCAGCTCATTTACTCTTTGTGTGCTCATTTCTCTTGTGCCTTTCTTAGTATTGCTCTAGCAAATAAAACTAATCTTTCGGGGTTTTCACTATGGTAACTATGGCAAAAATACTTAGCTTCAGACTTTATTTCCTCATCTGTTAGTTCACGACCAACGAATGTAGGCTTAAGCAGTTCTTTATCGTAATCAATGTTTGGCTGACCGACACGCAATAGTTGGACTAAGTTACTCAGTTCTTCCAATTCTCGTACCGCCCACTGCATTACCTCTACCCCAGCAGTGCCAGCTTTTAATGAATTTATTTTTCCTTGTACGCTCATTTCTCTTGTGCCTTTCTTAGTATTGCTCTAGCAAAATCAATTAAGTTTTTATTCAAATAACCATCTATGAATGGAGTGTTTATATGGACTTCAATTATTTCCTCATCTGTTAAATTTACTTTGTTATTGGCGTCAAATTTACTTTGTTTTAGTGCCTCTATTTCAGCTTGTTGCTGGCTATCTTTTTCAAGTAATTGCTGAACTGTTTGATAAAACTGAAACCTTGACAACTCATCATTCATAGCCATTTCGTAAGGCATATTTAAAATGCCGTATAACATTACATCACTCATTTCTCACTTGCCTTTCTTAGTATTGCTCTAGCAAATTCTCGCCTACCAGCATAGGTGTCAATAAGATTTGAAACTTCATCACCTACTGCATCTATTTCCTCATCTGTTAGTGTCTTTGCTGATGCTGCTTTGTGTCCTTTCTCAAATCCAATGGCTTCAGCAATGCCTAAGTCGTGTTCGCTTGGATGGGTGTAGAGTGGAATATCGGTATCAAATTGCTTGTGCTTTGTTACGCTGGTAGATACTTCCATATCCAATTCTCTAGGGTCTATCCACGCTACTGGTTTATTGTTCATTTCTCTTGTGCCTTTAACTGTTTATTAAATTCCTCAACTTCTTTCCACCATTCAGGGGAATACTTTGATGGCTTTGATGCCATTGC